AACTGAGCAAATAACAGTTTTATCAATCGCTACGGATGAAGGCTTATTGGCACCGTACGGGGTTGGTGAAATAACCTGTGAAATCAGGTATCAAGTAGCCTAACGTAATAACAGACAATAGTCAAGATTATTGCAATGGCAAGAAAAAAATAGGAGGCCTATATGGCACTTTCATTAAGCAGAAATGCAACGCTTATTCTATCTTATCAGGCAAGTACAGACTCCGCATGGGACGGAGCTGGCAGAACTCCTGCTGAGGCGAATACATTTGAAATTCCGGTTTTAGACGGATTTTCATTTTCACAATCAACGGGTACGCAAAACGTAACCCTAAACGAAGCAGGTGCATCTCCAAAACGTGGTCAATCGATTTTTAATACATCAATTGAGCCCGTAGATTGGAGTTTTACTACTTACATACGTCCAAGAGTTGACGACTTAGATACTGACCTTCATGGTATGACTGAAAAAATACTGTGGAATGCACTAGTAGCTAGTACTAAAACGGATAATGTAGGTTCTGGTGGTATTACATCTACTGCTACGGAATGTACTGTTGATTTCGAAGAATCAAATAAAAATCAGTTATTAAAATTAACTGGTTGGTTTGTTTTTTCTGATTCCAGCGTAAATTATAGACTAAAAAACATGTGTGTAAACTCAGCCTCAATGGATTTTGATGTTGATGGTATCGCACAAATAACATGGTCGGGATATGCAGAAGCAATTGACTCTGTAGCTCAATCAGCTACACCAGAAACAGCGGATCACGCTACTGACGGATATGCACTTGCTCCAGCAACCGCGGACTTTATTCTAAATAGACTTAGCACTGTTACACTAACATCTAGTATTTCAGGCAGTTCTAAAGTATACACCTTTGCACTCACTGGTGGTAATGTAACTATTGATAATGGTATCTCGTATGTGACACCAGAATCTTTAGGTAGAATTAATGTTCCAATCGGCCATCAAACTGGAACTAGAGCTATTTCAGGTAACTTTACTGCTTACCTAGATACAGCTGCCCTAAGTACCAAAGTCATGTATGAGGATATTCTAGCAGATATTAATGCTGCTGACCCTGATACTATTACTAATGTTTTTAATATTGCTTTAAGTATTGGCGGAGCTTCAGCTCCAAAAGTATTATTTACTATGCCGAAAGCTCATCTAGAGTTACCATCTTTAGATACAGCTGACGTTATGGGAGTTACTATTACATGGACAGCATTAGAAGACGGTTTTGGTGCAGGAAACGACGAAGCTACAATTGCTTATACAGGTTTAACTGTAGTATAATGTAGTTTCATTTATAGTGGGGTATCTCATGTACCCCGCTATTTTTTAAATTTTATAACAAAAGGTAAATATTATGACAGAAACAACTACCCCCGATGGAGCGTCATTTCAGAACTTATCTGATTTACTAACTCCAAGTAAAGTAGCAAACCTTGAATTCCCCGGTTATGACGGGTTTAAAATCAAAGTTACTTATTTAGCAAGAGAGGAATTGCTAAAACTTCGTAAGAAGTCAGTATCTACGAAAATTAATCGTAGAACTAGACAACCCGAAGAAGAATTAAATGAAGAAATCTTCCTCAAAGAATATACAAAAGCCGTAGTCAAAGGCTGGTCTGGGTTAAAGATGAAGTACTTAGTACAACTTATCCCTGTAGACGAAGACAAAATCTCCGATATGGAAACAGAGTTACCATTTACTTTGGAAAATGCTTTAATTATGATGGAAAACTCTAATGATTTTGATGCTTGGCTAACAGACGTAGTAGCTGATTTAGCAAATTTTACGAAGACCAGTTAAAGTACTGGACAGGTCGTTTAACTGAATATTTTAGAGGTACTGGTCAGTCTTTTGACCGACAGAAACGTATTGATATGATGATTCAGATGGAAGAGAACGACATAGAAGTCGACTGGTCTGAATTAGATAAAGATGAAGGGGAAGTTTGGCCCGTATTATTTCAGCAAGCTTTTCACGTGTGGGGTTACTTAACTGATAACTGGGATGGTATGAGCGGTTCTTATTTTGGTAAACATATGTCTGGTATTCGAGATATTATGAATATTCTTGGAGTAGATGAGCAACAAGAAGTGTTAAAGTTAGTTAAAATTATTGACGGTAAATACTCAAAAGAGGTCAATAAAAAGGACAAGAAACCTACTACAGCAGGACAAGTAAAAACTCATGGCTAAAAAAGAAATAATTAAGAAAGTTAAAATTGAGGTAACCGACGGAGGTGACCTCAAACGGACGAAACAACGGATTGATGCCTTAAATAAGGCACAACAGAAGGGCTCTCAGAGCTCAATGGAGTACAACCGTAATATGAAAGGGCTGTCTAAACAGTCCTCAAATGCGTCCAAAAACTTTTCCAAAACTGCCCAAGGCATGCAAGGTGTCTTGGTTCCTGCTTACGCAGAAATCGCAGCAAGGGTGTTCGCCCTAACAGCTGCATTCAATGCATTGTCCAATGCAGCCGATTTTAGAATATTAATGCAAGGTCAAGCCGAGTACGCTAAACGTACTGGTAAGAATATGGCAGAGATTGCTAAGTCGGTTCAAAGAGCTTCCAAAGGGATGTTAGGTTTTAAAGAGGCTTCATCAGCCGTTGCATTAGCAACAACATCTGGAATTGGAAATCAACAAATAGTAAAAATGACTAAAGCTGCGGTAGATTCATCTACTGCTTTAGGTCGTTCTGTATCTGATACTATGGATCGTTTGACTCGTGGTATTGTAAAGGCTGAGCCAGAAATACTTGACGAAATTGGTGTTATTATTCGACTTGATAAGGTTTATAAAGATTATGCCGAATCAGTTAAGAAAAGTACTACTGAATTAACAGAAGGTGAAAAAGCTTCTGCTAGATATACTGCTATTATGGGACAATTAGAAAGCAAGTTTGGAGGAATAGGAGATGCGGTAGACCCTAACTACTTTAAAGCAACTCAAGCAGCTGTTATGGATACTATACATTTGATGAGTAGCGGGTTAGTTAAAGCTCTTAATCCTATATTGAAATTTTTGTCGGAAAGTAAACAAGTAATAATTGTAATATTAGCAGTTGTATTAAAAACTCTAGCTGGAAAGATATTCCCAGCTTTAGGAGGTATGGGAAAGTCAATTTCAGAAATGCCTGCCAAAATGGATAAAGGTATTCAGAGGCTAGATAATAGAATAAATCGTTTAAGTTCCTCTATAGCAAAGTCGAAAACTAGAATTCAAAGTGCAAAATCAGCTTTATCAAACATGGTACCTGAAGGTCAGAGAGGTAAATCGTGGACAGCCGCATCTACTAATAAACAAATCTCAAGAAGTGTTATGTCTCAGGCAAAGTGGGCAGAATCTAATATAGGTAAAGAAGGTACTAAAATGGCAGGAAGAGTTGTATCTGGTCCATGGATGGGTAAAACCTCTGCTGAAGTACAGGCTATAAAATCTCAAGCTAGATTAATGGGGAAAGAATTTAGTGTGGCTCATGGTAAAGTTCAGAAATTCTTTGTACAAGGTGCAAAAGCTGGTGCAACAATGTCAAGAAGTTTATTGAAAATTCGAAGAGGATGGGCTGACTCAAGAAAGCAGGCTATGATGTACTTTAATTCTACTAAAAGGTTTATTGCTCATAGGGGACTAATAGTAGGAACTGCACTATCTTTTAAAAAACTAGGCAAGGCTTGGAAAGAAGTTAATCTACAGGCAGGCATATTTAATATGTTAACTAAAACTGCTAAAGCAGGTCTTTCAAGTTTAGCCGTTTTTGCGGGAATTGCAGGAGCAGTACTATCCAAATTATTTAGTTGGGTTATAGTGCTATCTGTAGTTGCAAGTATGTCAAAAATGATTTTAGGAATATGGATAGATTTTGACTCTAAAATGTCAAAAGCTTCAAAAGCCGCTAGACAATTAAAGGGAGAGTTAGCAAAAACTTTTGAGAATTTAGAAGAAAGAGACGAAATAATAAATTTTGAGGGTATAGCTGTTAATTTTGATGACGCTATGGCTAACGCTCAATTTGCTTCTAATTTTTCGGAACAATTTTATGACCAAGTTAGTGGAGCATTAAAGAAAATTAATGCTGATATAGAGAACATGAGTTGGTGGGATAAAACATGGGATTGGGTAAAAGACAAAGTAGGTTTAGGTTTTGCAGATAACTTATATAAAGATGTATCCCTTATGGGTAAAATATTTGACGAAGCTTATGGTGAACATATGCCTGCGGTAATGGATCAACTTAGAAAGGATTTACCTGAAATATTCCAATCTTCTGCAGATATAATTGTAAGAACGCTTGACGAGGGAATGAAAGATAGTATTAGTAAAGGTGGGTACTTTGAAGCAATAGAGGCATTGGAAGAAGCGGGTCTTAGTGCGGTTGAGGCAGCTTTAACAGTAGATCTAGCAAAGATCCAGGGTAATCTTAAAGGGTGGTCAGAAACTATGGCTGCAGCGGCACTTAAAGGGGGGGATGTAGATGCTTCTGGACAGGCAATTGGAGCAGCTTCTACTGCAACTCAAGCTCAATTAGAAAAGCATTATGATCTAGTTATTGATGACTTACATAGCCCTTATGTAACTTCGGTAACAAAATCAGATCAAGCAATACCTAAAACTTTCCAACAGGTAATGGATTACTTAAACAAGATGGATGACGAGACAAAAAAGACTCAAGCTTATGTAGATACTATGCAACACATGTCTAACATTATGGAAGAAGTACATGAAAAAGAGAGAAAGAGGCTAGAAGACTTAAGAGCCTTAAGTACTGCCTTTGATACTTTATCTAAAGCACGGTCAAAATTTCAAGAAAGTTTATTAGTAAAAACTGGTGTACATGATATGGCAGTGGAACAAGAAAAGATAAAAAAGATGTGGGCAGATAATAATATAGATTTTGTTGAAAAGGTAATGGCGGCACAAAAAGCAGGTATGTTAGACGGGGTTACTGGTTCTTCTCGTCTAGAAAAAGCACAAGAAGACTTAGTACAAGCAAAGAAAGATACTCCTAGAGGTAAACTAACTCAAGAAGAATGGATGGAGCAAGTAGACCCAGAGGGTAAAATAACTAATAAAATTCATAAGCTGACACAGGGAGTGTTTGATACGATACAAACAAAGGGTGGAGGTGTTGATAGTCTATTTAAGCATAAGTTTATAGCTATGGATAAGGAGTTAATGCAGTCAACAACTAAGAGACTAAAACTAGAAGAAAAGATAAATCTTTTAAAATTTGGTAAGCTGGCTCCAAGTAATATGCAAGCTTTAGCTCAAATGCAAAAACAGGTAGCAGTATTGAACTTAAAAGAAGCTGAGAAGAGTTTAGAAGTTTTAAACGCAGATCCTACGTCGACTTATGAACAAAGAAGGCAAGCTTTAGTAAACTACAATATTCAACTTAGGAAAGCGCAGGAAGTTGAACAGGTTAACTTAAATATGGCAGAAGCTAGAAGTAAAATAGATGCTAAAAAACTTACACTTGAGGAAAAGTATGCTGCTATATACCAAGATAGAATAGAAAATGAAAGGGCTTGGGGTAAGGAATATAGTAAAGAGAACTGGAAACAATGGTTTACTGAAAAAAATGCTGCTATGATACAGTATGCTAATAATTTTGCCCTTACCATAGATAAAAATATTGCAGATGTAGAAAAGTTAAGAATTGTAATAAGTAATTTAAATCAATCATTATTAGGTAATGCGGAAAATAGAACTTATAAAGCTATGGCATTTTCTTGGGGTAAATTTTTACCTAAAGAATTACTTGATCCTAAAAATATGAAATACCTTACTGATTTAGCTGTTACATCGGAAGGTAAGCAAACCCTAGATAAATTTAAGACAGTAAAATTAGAAATAATAAAAAACAAACTAGAGATGGATAATCTCACAATGTCAAAAGGTCAGTTAGCTTTCCGTAAAAAACTAGCAGAGATAGAACTGAATGTAGCTAGTGAACAGCATAAAGCAGCTCAAAAAAGGCTAGAAACAGAACTACGTATTAGTACCTTAAAGAAGGAAATAGCTAAATTAGAGAGGGAAGAAGCAGTCCGTTGGGCAGTTGATGCAATGAAGGAAATTGCCGATGGTTTTGGAAGTGCTTTAAAATCTTCTTTAACTGATGTATTTATGAATAAGGGTTTTGATATGGGTAAGTTCCGTGAGAGTATAGCCCAAAGTTTCGCAAGTGCTGGAGCTGGTATTATTGCAAATACTACTCAAAAAGCTGTCTTCGGTAATAAAGGGTTCTTAGCCAATATGCTGAGAGGCACTAAAATGGAGGGCATGGTTGATGATTTATTTCCTAAAACTCAACTTGAAATAGCCAGAGATGACTTAGAAACTTCAAAAAATATGCTAACTGAACTAGAAACTATTCACGATATTCTTCTAATGAGTTCTGGAATACCTGAATTTGGTACTGAACAAAGAGCTTTTGAGTGGTTTGGAAACAGTAAGTTTAGCGATAGAAATAGTGGGTATAATGTTTTTGGCGGAGGAGGAGGCTCTTTCGTTAGCGCTGCACTTAGTCTTTGGGATATTATATCAGGAGGATTTGCTAATGGGGGAATAGCCGAAGGAGGATTTAGAGCTTTCGCAAATGGTGGGGTAGCTAATAAACCTACGTTGGGAATGGTAGGAGAAGGCAAGTATAACGAAGCAGTAGTACCATTACCAGATGGAAAATCTATTCCAGTCATAGGTGGCGGAGGTAACAATGTTACTGTAAACGTATCAGTAGATGCTCAGGGGCAATCTTCCGCGACGGAAGCTTCCGGAAAGGGGGCTAAAGAGTTGGGATATATGCTGTCTCAAGCAGTACAACAAGAACTAGTACATCAACAAAGACCAGGAGGGTTGCTTAGTGCATATTAATAATTATGGCAAATTTTAATACAGATGTAAATATAGTACCAGATAGAGGAGTATCCCTTGACCAAAACGCTAGAATTTTTAAAGCTAATTATGGTGATGGGTACGAACAAAGAGTTGGGGCAGGTATAAATACCTTACCTGAAAGTTGGAGTTTATCTTGGAATACTAGAAGCAGCGCAGACGGCAATAAAATCATTAAGTTTTTAGAGGACCGAAATGGTACTGAAGCCTTTGATTGGTACCCTCCGGATACTTTAATAGATAGTGAAATTACTAGTAAAATTGTGAATAGTCTTAAAGACACAAACCAAACTTTTACTAAACGGTACTTAGGAGCTACTGTTACGGCAGATGGGGGAACAACCGCTACAATTACATCAATTAATACTGCGGGGGATACTTTATCTTTAAGTAGTGACTTATTTACAGTTACTGTTGCAGGGAACTTTTTAACAGATGTTAGGTATAAAATTATAGCAATAAATGGTACTGATTTTACTGCTATTGGCGCAGAGGATAATAACATTGGTACTAATTTTACAGCTACAGGAAACGGTGCTAGTAATGGTACGGGTACTGCTGTGAGAATAGGATATACAATTAAGCCGACTAAAAAATATAAATGTGAAGCATGGACTGCCGCAACTCCCTTTTTAGGGATTAAAACTGTAACTGCAACTTTTGTTAAAGTATTTGAACCATAATGGCTGATAAGATTATAAGTGATGTAAATGGGTTAGAACCTGGAGATTTAATAGAGTTATTCGAATTAGATATATCTACAGGAGTAGCTCCTATAATTATTAAAAAAACAATTTCAGGAGCTACTCAGGCTAACCCAATTGTTATTACTACTTCAACAGCACACGAACTTGAAAATGGGGATAAAGTATCAATTAGTAATGTAGTTGGAATGACACAATTAAATGGAAATACTTATACTGTTGCAGGAAAAACTTCTACCACATTTCAGTTATCGGGTATTAATGGAACATCGGGGTATACGGCCTATACTTCAGGGGGTAATACAACAAAAATAACCGATCTTATTTTTAGGTGGCATTCAGGGCTTACTGAAGAGTTGTATGATATAGTATGGAAAGGAGATATATATTCAGCTTTTCCTATAGAGGCAGAAGGATTTGAGTGGTCTGGTAAGGGGGCTATTCCAAGGCCTACTTTAACTGTAGCTAATATTACTTCATTACTGAGTGCGATTCTGGGGGATTATCAAGATTTAGTTGGTTCGAAGGTAACTAGAAAAAGAACTTTTGCTAAGTATTTAGATGAGTATTGTTATGTGGGAGGAAATGCTAGAGGAGGAGTATGCTCGGCGGAAGCGGGAGGCTCTCCTTATAGTTTAAGTAAATCTGATTGTGAAAATACTGCTATAAATGGGGGTGCGGGAACCTGGACTGCTTATATTTCAGGGACTTGTGGGGGTATTTGGTATGCTAATGCAACTGCGGATAACACTGCGGATTTTGCAGAAGATATATGGTACGTAGATAGAAAAGCTGAAGAAACTAGAATGCATTTGAAGTTTGAATTAACAGCTGCTCATGACGTAGAAGGAATTAAGCTACCCGGAAGAACTATAATATCTAATTTGTGTCCTTGGTTATACAAAGGAACAGAATGTGGGTACGATGTAACTAAGGATAGTGGGGGAGACTGTAGTATTGGTAATTGTAGTGATGATGACTATACCTCTCCGGCCGCTTGTAAGGCTGCAGGAGAAACCTGGGTAAGTACGTATACTACTCAGGCTACTTGTACTGCTGAAGCCGCAACTTGGACTCCAAATTACTTTAAAAAAGATAATACTAGTACTTCTAATGCTTTTGAAGATGTATGCTCAAAAAACTTTATAGCTTGTGAAAAAAGGTTTCCAGAAAAGAAAAAGTATCCAATGCCTTTTGGAGGGTTTCCTGGAGCTGGAATGAAACAATAAACCTAAGATAAGTATTTATGGAAGAAAAGACATTCGAGGATTTTAAAGAGCATACCCAAGAAGATTATCCTAAAGAAGCTTGTGGATTTATAATAGTGAACTCTAGAGGTAGAGAGCAGTATTATAGAGCTAAAAATATTGCTGAAAATATTGAAGAGCAATTTATTATAGACCCTATTAGTTACGCTGATGCAGAAGACCGGGGAGAAATTACAGGAATATGTCATTCTCATCCAAATGAAACCTGTATTCCTTCTGAAGCCGACAAAGTATCTTGTGAGACAACAAATAAGCCTTGGCATATTTTAAGTTGGCCTTCTAATCAGCTATATAGTTGGAAACCTGAAGGGTATGAGGCGCCTCTTGTTGGCAGGCCCTTTTCGTATGGAGTACTAGATTGTTACACATTAGTTAAAGATCTTTACAAACGAGAACTAGATATAGAATTACAGAAAATTATTCCTTTTTATCAAGATGAATGGTGGGAGAAAGGAGAAAATCTATACGTAGATAATTTTAAAGAACAGGGTTTTATCCAATTAGAGGGTGAAAATGAGTTACAAAAATATGATGCATTTTTAATAAAATTAATGTCCTCAGTATCTAACCATGCGGCAATTTATCTTGGGGGCGATATGATTATACATCATGTATATGGCAGATTATCAAATAGACAACTTTACGGAGGGTACTGGAGAAAAAATACCACTCATCATTTAAGGCACAAATCTTTATGTTAAAACAAGTTAAATTATACGGAGAATTAGCAGATAAATATGGTAAAGATTGGGCTTTAGCAGTTAATTCCCCTTCGGAAGCTGTAAGAGCTTTATGTGCTAATAATCCTGGGTTTAGGGGCTTTCTTGCTTCCTCTCAAGATAGAGGGGTAGGTTACAAAGTAATGGTCGGTAAGACCTATATAGAAAAAGAAGAGGAAATATACCATCCTTCTGGTAGACATGAAATAAAAATTATTCCAGTTGTACTTGGAGCCAAGTCGGGTTTAGGAAAAATTTTAATGGGAATAGCGTTAATTTGGAGTGGGGGCTGGTTAGCGCAACAAGCGATGGGAATGGCTGCAAGTGGGGGTATACTTGGAGGATCAACAGGACTAACAGCTATGTCGTCTGGATTAACCGGACTTAATGCTGCGTCTGCAGTTGGTTCTATGGTGCAAGGAGCAGCTATGAAATATGGAACTGCTATGATAATGGGTGGAATTGCTCAATTATTAGCCCCCACACCGGAAGAGGAAGCAGAAAGTTTTACGTTTAGTGGACCTGTAAATACCGTGAGACAGGGAGTACCAGTTCCTCTTTGCTACGGGCAATTAATAGTGGGGGGCGCAGTAATAAGTTCGGGAATAATTTCAGAAGATAATAGTGCATAAAAAGGAAATAAATGAGCCAATTAACATCTAAAGCCGTTAGTAAAATTGTAGACTTAATATCTGAAGGAGAGATAGGGGGTCTTCTTAACGCTGAAAAGTCCATCTTTTTAGATGGTACTCCTATACAAGAGGCTGACGGAACTGATAATTTTGAAGGGGTTTCTTTTTCTTCTGTAAATGGTACTAATACTCAGTCTTACTTACCCGGGTATGCTGGGATAGAAACTTCCAATGAAGTGAATGTGAAAGTAAAGAACGGATCTCCTATTATTAAAACTATTTATTCTCGTTATTTGGATGCTGTTAGGGTAGATATCTTTTTTCCAGGCTTATCAAGACAAGATGACGGGGATATGCATGGTTCCTCTGCACAATTTAAAATAGAATTACGAAAAGGAGCAAACGGAACGTGGGGTGCGGACGACGCCGTTATAACGGATACAGTTAGGGGGAAGGCTGCCCAAAGATTTGATAAAACTTTTAAAATAAATATACCAGAGGGTTGGAAAACTGCTGGGTTTAGTCAAGTAGGCGTAAGAGTAACGAGAATAAGTGCCGATTCCACAGATGATAACGTTATTAATGATTTGTATTTTGGTACGTATACTGAGGTTGTTTACAATAAATTAAGGTACCCAAATAGCGCTTTAGTGGGAACACAATTTGATGCTGAGCAGTTTAGCTCCGTACCTACTAGAGGTTACGAGATAAAAGGGGTTAAAGTAAAAGTTCCAAGTAACTATTCTCCTTGGGATCCAGGACACTGTTCTATTGGAGGTTATAGACGTAAAGATACTTGTCAAGTAGGAGGGGGTAGTTGGACAGGAACTACAACTTGGCCTGTTACAAATCTATATAGCGGTTCCTGGGATGGAACGTTTAAAACCGAATGGACGTGTAATCCTGCATGGATACTTTATGATTTATGCACAAATAAAAGATACGGATTAGGAGAGTGGCTTACTGAAAGTCAACTAGATAAATGGGCTTTATACGAAATAGCAAAATATTGTGATGCAGTAGATGCCTCCGGAAATTTTGTAGGAGTGGATGACGGCTGGGGAAATAAAGAAGCTAGATTTGCTTGTCACTTATACTTACAAACTGCCCAAGAAGCCTATAAAGTACTGAATGATATAGCAGCAGTTTTTAGAGGTTTAATATACTGGCAAGAAGGTAGAGTAACCCCCGTACAGGATGCTCCTAAAGATCCCGTAATGAATTTTAGTGAGGCTAATGTAATAGGAGGAGAGTTTGTATATGAGGGCTCCTCTAAGAAGCAGAGACATAATGTAGCTTTAGTCACTTGGAATAACCCCGAAGATTTATACAAGAAAAATGTAGAGTATGTAGAGGATACAGAAGCTATAGCTCTAGCTAATTACCAAATAATTTCAAAAAGTATTACGGCTTTAGGGTGTACTTCTCAGTCTCAAGCCCATAGAGTGGGTAAATGGCTTTTATATACAGAACGATATGAAACAGAGCTTTGTACTTTCAAGACCGGGTTAGAGGCAGAGGGGCTTAGGCCGGGAGACCTTATAAAAATAGCAGATTCAAGTAGGTCCGGAAGACGGTATGGGGGCAGGGTAGCTTCAGGAAGTACTGATACTAAAGTACAGCTTGACAGCGCTACTTCAGTGTACGCAGGTAAATCTTATAAACTAGCTTTAATTAACACAGAAACAGCTTGTGTGAGAGGTTCTTGTAGCAACGGGTCTTATACTACTCAATATGATTGTGAGTTAAATGGAGCTATATGGAATTCGGAAAAGCAGGCTGCAGCTACCGAAGAAGCCTGTATTAATGCTCATATTGATAATGAATGGAAACCTTACGTTTGGATTGAGCAAAAAGCTGTTAATACAGTAAGTAGTGACGCAAACGTAACAGAGTTGGAAGTAACTTCTGCATTTGAAAATACTCCTACTGCTAATTATTCATGGATACTAGAAGAAATAGGCACTGTAGAAGCTCAAGACTACAGAATACTATCTGTAAGAGAAGCAGATAGTAACATATATGAAATATCTACTTTAAAGTATCATGGAGTAAAGTATGATTTAATTGAAGATAATATAGAATTTTCTTCTAAGTCTACTAGTTCTTTACCAAACCCTTCGGGAGAAGTGCCCGTACCAGAAAATTTAATAGTAACCGAAGAACTATATAAAGATTCTAGAGAAATAATTAAAAACAGAGCTACTTTTAGTTGGAAAGCCCCTGCGTCTTACCCTTATATAGCAGCTTATTATGTAGAATGGAGACGAAATTCTCCCACTGAAACCAATTGGATGCCTTTAGGGGAAACTACATCTACTAGTATAACTATTGAAGATGCCCCCGCAGGGGATATTGAATTTCGAATTAAAACTAAAAGGATTTTTTAATATGGCGACTTATTCAAAATATAAACTTACAGGAAATATAACTCTTTTAGGCAAAACAGCTAAGCCTGCTAATGTAGAGTTTAACGCTGCTAGTCCCGCAATAAATTCGGGGGCGGCGGGGTTAACTATAAGTTGGAAGGAGATTGAAACTCTTTCTTCGGCTTGTAAAAACAGTAGTGGCTCTGCAGTACCCTCTCTTACGACTCAATACGCCTGTGAGGGGGCAGGGTCTTGTTCCGCGGGGGCTTACACAACTCAAGATACCTGTGAAGCGGCAGGCTCGTGTAAAAAAGTTAGTGATGATTCTGCTGTTTCTGCCTACACAACTAAAGAGACCTGTGAATGGGGAGGCACTTGCTCTAACTCAAATTATTCAACTAAACCCGAATGTGAAAGACAAGGACACACCTGGACTTCTACAAATTATTGGGATAGTACTAATACTTGGACGAGTTCTAATAATGTATGGACGGAATATAATAATGTTTTAGATTTTAAAGAATACGTAGTTCAACGGGCACCTTATAATAGTACAACATGGGAAGATACCTTAGACGATAATACCGAAGTTTATAGGGGCAAAGCCTTAGAGTTTTTATTCACAACGACTCAAAGTGACTGGGACAGTATTGTTAGTGCTGGAGGTATAACGTTTTTAATTAAAGCAGTAGATACTACAGGTAACTACTCGGCGGAAGCGGATGACTGTACAAGGGCTATAGCTATAGCGGATGCATCACGATTTTATCCAACAGCTAGAATATATCGTCAACCAACTGAACCAGTTGCTTCTGATGGGATGAATGAGGGGGATATTTGGTTTGACACAAACTCTGTTCCAGTTAATAAACAATATGTTTTTAATAGTAGTAATGAGAGTTGGGACAGTGCAGAAGGGGCTAGTGCTAGAACTGTTAATTTAACAGTAGATGACTATTCAATAGTATATGATTTAAATGGTAGTACCCCAAGTCCTTCAGGTAATATGACGCTAACTGCAACCTCTCAGAATTTTACTGACGGTTATTTCAAATTTACAGGAGATGGTATAACTGATGAAGAAACATATACAAACGGAACAGCAGCAAATTCTGCTACTAAAACTTTTTCAATTCCTACTAGTTATTTTTCTAGCCCTAAATCTTTAAGAGTAGGAGTAGCAGAAGCTAATCAAACTGAAATAGCTTATGATACTATAAGTATAGTAGCGGTTAAGCCGGGAGCTACTGGAGCTACTGGACCTACGGGTCTTGCCGCATATAATGTTAGTTTATCAGCAAATAAATATGCTATTGCATATACTATCGATGGAACTGAAAGTGATAGTCTTACTTTTACTGCTGCCCCACAAGGAATCCAAGGCACTGCCACATATCTATTTGCTGTAGATGGTGTAACAAAACAAGTAGCAGGTACAACAGCTACATATGCAATGGCGGATGGAGACGAACCTGCATCTGGAGCTGCAAAAGTTGTTAAAGTTACCATGTATGATGATGACGTTGAAAAAGCAACTGATTCAGTTTCTGTCTATGGAATACAAAGTGGAGAAGATGCAATAACTGTCATAATGACAAATGAATCACATGTACTTCCAACAACTTCTGGAGGCACAGTAACTTATACAGGTTCAGGAACAGACATTAAGGTATTTAGAGGTAGCACTGCTTTAGCATATCATGCGGATGCAGTTAGTACCTTTAGTATTGGAAATCCAGTTGCTACTAATATAAATGTGGGAGCAGCTACTACAGTTTCTAATTATACAAGGAGATACGCAAATGCTAATTCTGTTACAGCAGCAACAGCCACAATTAGTTTTCCAATAACTGTCAGAAATGCACTTGGAACAGCAACAACTTTTACAAAAATTCAAACATTAAATAAAGCGACAGATGGAGCTCCTGGAGCTGCAGGAATAGATGGAATGACATTTGTTTTAACAAATTCTTCACATACTTTTCCTGCCGCAGTTTCCGGGGCGGTAAGTAGTTACACAGGTTCCGGTACAGATATAGAAGTGTATGAAGGCGCTACGGCATTAACATATGACGATGACGGTACCTCAGCTAGTACATGGAACGTAGTTGTTGCTGAAGGCGATGACACTAATATAGATGTTGGAGGCATCACACTTTCTAATACAACTAATGCTACAGTAGCGGATCACACTGGAGTTAATAATGGAACGGATACTAGTAGAATTGTTTATACAATCTCAGGAGAAAGAGCGGATGAAACAGCATTTAGTACAACGGTTACTCAAACCTTTACAAAAAGTAAAGAAGGAGATCCTGGAACTAACGCAGTAAACTCAAGATACCCAACACTTTATAGACTAAATAGTGATACTGTTGATGATGTAGATGGAGGTACCTTTGCTAACCCAAGAACTGGAAATACAGATTGGAACTACGCTGTTCCTGCGCTAGCTTCGGATGGAGATATAGTATACGTTATAAGTCGTATATTTACTAGTGATGGTAACTCTCCTCAGGAAGATGAGTGGTCTAGTCCCGCTATTTATGCTCAACGAGTTGATGGTTCGACTATAACGAATCAAGGAATAAGACAAGTTAATCTATATAAGAAAGATGATGACTCTATTGATAATAATCTCTTTGGTACTTTTGCTAATCCGAAAGTTACAGTTGGTGAAAATGCTATGCCGGCTGGTTGGGACTACACTGTTCCTGCGTTGGCTGCGGACGGAGAGGCAATATATGTAATTACTAGAACATTTACTAGTGATGGAGAATCCCCCCAAACTAGTACTTGGACAGCTCCTGTTATTTATTCTCAAAGAACTGATGGAGTTACTGGAGCTGGTACTAATTTTGTATTTGCAAGAGCAGCTACCAAACCTTCAATTCCAACAGCTGATGGTCTCAATATTCCTTCTTCATGGTCTGATAGTCCACCAACGGGAACAGATCTTTTATGGTCATCAAAAGGTACAGTAGCAGCTGGAGGAACAGCCTATGCTTGGGGTGCTGTATTTCAAGTAGAAGGAACAGCAGTATCAGAAATAAAAATTTACTCAGACGTTGTAACAAGTAATGGGGCTTCTCCCGCTAAACCTACTGCATCTACTTTTAATATTACTACTTCTGCTCTTACAATAGG